AGTACTCTTCAGTACCCCACGCGGAAGAGATTGGTTCTATCAGATGTATATGTTAGGACAAGACCCGGAGTACCCATCACATGCTTCAGTAAGAATGAACCAAGGTGACAATCCCTACATAAACCAAGATGAAATACTAGCAGCAAAGAAAGTCTTACCAGAAGCCATTTACAGAGCAGAGTACCAGGGTGAATTCCTAGAAGGAGAATCATCAGTATTCCAAAACTTCAACATAAACACATTTGATAAATATCCTAATCCAAAAGGAAAGGTTTACATAGGAGTAGACTTAGGACAATCAGATTACACAGTAGCAGTAGCCATGGACCAGGACGGCAATGTAATAGAAGTATACAGAGAGAACGGAAAAGAATGGGATGAAATGCAAACTAATATATTACAACTAGCAAATAAATATAAAGGAACCATAATGATAGAAACAAACTCTATGGGTACCGTAATATATGAAAGCATAAAGAAGAAGTACCAAGACACACATCCATTCGTTACTTCTAGTTCATCTAAGAATGATATAGTAGAAAGTTTAATCCTTGCGTTTAATGAGAACCAAGTAAAAATACCAAGTCCTAAGTTATTTCCGGAACTTCACCAAGAGTTAGAAGTCTTTGAGATGTCCTATAATCCTAAGACTAGAAACGTCAGATATGCTGCGAGGCCACCGTTCCATGATGATATAGTTATGGCCCTATGTATAGCAAACTGGAATCGCTTACAAAATAAAAGCTATGGGCAGTACGCAGTAATGGGCGGGTACCGTTAACCTACTTCATAATCTTCAACAACTATATTTAATTACAGATGATAACAGTTAACGTTAATGAAACCAAGTGGAGGATCCCTGAGAGGGTCACGATCACTGAGTGGGTAGCCCTACAACAGTGGGACTTCGCAACTGAAGCACATTGGCCATACATTATAAATACTATCAGTCACATACCAACAGAAGAGTTCTTAGATGCGGACCCAAGTTCAATGCAACTATTTATGGGATTCCTAATCGGTGCCGTAAATAAAAGAACCTTAAAACAACACCCAGACTTTAACAGCTTAAACTTTGGTAAGTTCGTAGACCTGGATTGTTATATGTCATTGGGTGTTGAGAAACACATCGGCGATATACTTGAAGTACTCGAAGTAAATACACCCTGGGCTGACGAAGCTTTAGCGGTGATTGAGCAGTTCATCAAATGGCGCAACACAATATACAAACAATACAAAAACTTGTTTGGTTTAGAAGACAAAGACTTTGAGGAGGCAGCCGAAGCAGATGATATGTTTAATCCTAAAGAAGTTAGTAGAGGTTGGTATAACGTTATAGTAGACCTGGCCAATGAAGACGTCCTTAAGATGGATGCCGTTACTGAGGAGCCCTTACATAAGATACTCACATTCCTACAGATTAAAAAAGAGAAAGCATTGGCTGAAGCTCAAGAGGCCCGCAAAATAAGAAATAAACAAAGATGACGTATAAAGACATTATAAACCGTTTCAGGACAGTTACTGAAAGCCACTACATGTTGCAAGACTTCGGCTACGGTCAACTATCAGACTTGAAGACACAAAGTCAGTTAGGCCCGGAAGAGCAAGGGGTAGATTACCCTTACCTATTCCTATTACCAGGAACGTCTAATAGACAGGGGCCTGTGATGAACTACTCATTCAATATGATAGTGATGGATATGGCAAGAGGTGAAGAGGGCGATGTATTCGATAACTATATAACTATCCAGTCACAGTGCCAGCAATACATTGATGATGTGTTAGCAAACCTTTACTACTATTACAAGGACCAACCAGAGATCAACCTAACAAATATTAGTTACACACCTTTCAAGGAAAAGTACCAGGATGAACTTGCAGGTATGACGGCCTCCATTACCATCTCAGTACCGACACCACTTAATGAATGCATTGCGCCGTTTGATACAGTATGACAGTAGATGATTTCATAGGAGACTTGGCCGCATTAGGGGAAACCTTAAGCAACCCTCAGGAACTGTTAGCGGAACTCGGAGACAATATGGTTACGACTATAAAGACTCAGGTACCCGTAGATACAGGTGCACTTAGGAATTCCATCAGATGGGGCTTTGTCGGTGAGAATGCCATTGAGCTTTCAATGCTTGACTACGGCCTCTTTCAGAACTATGGTGTAATGCCTAACTATAATAGCGGTAGTTACCATAAACCATTTATGAATGACTTCGGTACAATTACCCAACCACAACCAGCGCCCAACTTTGGAATGGGAGCCGGTTACCAAAACAGAGCGTTTGGCTTACCAGCACGTAAGTTCTACGACGAACTACAAATACAAGAATACATAGGAGAACAATTCCTTGAAGATATAATAGTGAACTTTTAATTATGGCATCAATAACTCAATACCCCACAACCTATAACTCAGCATACGTACCAAACGTGTTCGTTGTTGATGGCATAGGTGCAGCTGACCGTTACGTTCTACAAGTGCGTACTATCGGCAATACAATACTTGCAAACTTCAAGCAGCCTGCCAACGCATCAGGTGTTGGTATCTTTGACGTTCAGAGAGTCTTACAATCTTATCTTAACTCTCAAGCATTTGTAGAGGAGACCGAGAAGGTAACCCCAACGCCAGGCGCCCTATTCAGATACCGTGTATTCTACGGCACTGAGACAGGAACTGTGCAAACACTTAACAACCAAGGTATTGAGTACAGTGTCCTTAATGCCTATGATGGTTGGAGAGTGGTAAACTCTGATTACGATAACTATGTACCGGATCCTGTATCAGAAGAGTGTGAAACAACACAAGATGATAACGCAAACTACTTACAAGAGTATGAGTTCCTAACAAACTATCCGGGCACTATCCCTGTAGCAAGCACAGACTGGTATACACTTTCATTCATCAACACCATTAAAAACTTCGGTGCACAGTTACCTTATAATGAGGCGCCTATGTGGGTTCGCATTACAACTAACGGACCTGGTGCTTCAGATGTAGTTTATTCTATTTCAGCTGATAACGGTATGCCAATAAGAACAGACTGTAATGATCCTATAGTAAACTTTACATCGGATGGCCAGAGGATAGCAACTGTTGGTATCGGACCAATGAACATTGCAAACCTTGTACTGGCAAACTATGACAGTTACCAAATACGTATCTATTCGCGTAATGCTTGTGAGGTTGGCCCTATCTTAGATTGTGGAGACTACGGTGAAATATTAGGAGACGGCTACTTAGGTGACCTAATCTTCCAAAAGTCATTCACAGTTACTGATGATACTTGCGAAAGGTTCGAACCAGTACAGCTTTCATTCGTTAACCAGTTCGGTGTTAAATCTTACTTTACATTTGATAAGCGCAACACAAGACAAACGGTTACTGAAAGAAACAACTACACAGAGACCCTGGGTACTTGGAGTGCACCCTTATTTACAATAGACCCACAGGGTAGAGGAACCCGAGCGTTCAGCTCAACAGCCACAACTACGATGACATTAAGTTCAGACTGGATGTCAGATAATGTATCTGAATGGTTACAAGAGCTTTACCAATCACCATCTGTTAATATCTATATCAATGGGCAATGGGAACCTTGCAACCTAATAACAAACACGTATATACAAAAGACATATGCAAGAAACTTCTTGTTCCAACACGAGGTACAAGTTGAGTTTGCAAACAACCAAAAGATACAAAGAGGGTAATGCTACAAATATTCGTATACGACAGTACGGGCGCCAAGTTTGAATTGGACCTGTATGAAGAACAACCATTAAAGTTAACACTGAGTGCTGAAGAGATCTCTGATATACCAGTGGTTAACTCTGCATTCAGTAAACAGTTTCGTATACCGGCTACACAGACCAACTCCAGGGTATTCCAGTGGTGGTATGAAGTAAACACCGTAGACTTTGATATAACGCAACGGGTGAGTGCTGAGCTTTATGTAGATGGCCTGTTTTACAAATCAGGGCACATTAGAATTGAAGCGGCCTTTGTAAACGAACAAACATCTAATATTGATTTAGGTATTGTATTCTTTGGAGAGACCCGAGACTTTGCATCGCAAGTAGGTGAGATAACTCTTAATCAGCTAAACCTTACGGCACTTGACCATAACTTATCCATTACAACTATAGAACAATCTTGGGCTGAGGAGTGGGACCCTACAAGAGCATACGTATTTGATGGACCGCCACCTACCCGTCACCCTGTAGAATATGTTTGGTATGAAGGTCTTATGTATGAGTGTGTAACTACCAATACAAACCAGTTACCAACTAATCCAACCTATTGGACTTTGGTGGCCATTCCTGAAGTTGCGCAGGATAGTATACGCTACATACTTGCAGACAGAGGATACACTTATGAACCTTCTGGTAATGAGGTAACTCCAGTTGAAAACGTAATAGCATTTGATAATATTCCGGGTACCGGTTGGGATAATGCTTTTTGGCAATCAGCACACCCATTAGCTATTTCGCAGTTCACCCTTATGGTTAGTGTAAAAGAAACCATTGATGCTGTATTTGCACAAACAGATTATAGCTACTCAGCGGACAGTTTCTTTAATGACCCACAGTTTGCAAAGTTATACACAGATGCTATATCTACACCACAGGCTGAAAATGAATCAGGTCAAGCTACTTGCTCAGTTATTGTATCCGGCCAACAATTAGGCGGCGGAACTGAAGAGCGTGTAGAGTTTGATATTATTCAATCAAACCCCGCAGCAGCTTGGTCAAATTCTACATACCAATATACAGTTGGTGTTGATGGCCCCTATACAATGTCAGCAGAAGTTATTGTTGGTGATTACATAGACCCAGCAGATCCTGATGGCGTATACACATTAAAGATATACAAAAAATCCGGTGCTATTGTTTCACTTGAAGCTTCAGCAGTGGGTCTTTTACCCGTTCAAGGTGTTGTTGTTGTAAATGTTAGTACTTCATTTACAGCAGACGCGGGCGACCTTATTTATGTTAACCTTCAAAGCAGTGGCGGTTCAAACAACCCTTACATTTCTAATGGCACCTTTGAAATGACTGTTACACCTATTGCGGTTAACGTTGCTAACTTAATGAAGTATGATGTTAAGTGTTTAGATTTCCTTAAAGGTATCTTAACAAAGTTTAAGATGATTATGGCACCTTCAGTTAGTAACGAATATGAATTTGTTATTAAACCTTGGATTGATTATATTGGAAGCGGCGAAACGTTTGATTGGACTGCTAAACTTGATGTTAGTAAAGATGTTGTTTTATCTCCAGTGTTCTATGCACAATCACAACTTATAGAATTTACAGACAGAGATGATTCAGACCATCAAAACTTACCATTCCAGTTAGAGCATAACAGGGTATACGGTGCCTTACAGTTTGATAGCCAAAATGATTTGCTAAAGAACACACGTAAGATTGAAACGGTATTTGCACCTACACCAGTGGCGCCTGTCGAGGGAACGGATCCAAGTGTACCCTCACAGTTTGTTATTCCTTACTTTAGTAAGTTAGGAACTGAAGTAACAACACACGGTCACATAGTACATACGCCAATGATAACAAAACCAAGATTACTTTGGTGGAACGGCTTAGCTCC